TTTAAATCTTGCCTTGAAGACTACAAAAAAAATAAGTAAACTCTGGAACTGGAAAACAAAAACATTACTTGTTGGGGTTGCATTAATCGTATCTTGGATCTCCTGCTTAAAAATTGGATTTGAATTAAAGAAATATAACTCAATAACAAATCTTCCAAATTCTTGTTTTGTTGACGCAATGATTTATGCTTCAAGATGTAATCTTCTTTTAGTAACTACCTCAGACTCTTGGAATAGTGTTTATGGTTTTACTTTTGGCTATAAAGACGATAAAGAAGCTATACTTGGTCATGCAGTTTGTGTTTTTGAGTATAACAATAACTTATGGATGTACGATCCTAATTGGGGCACATCTCCTATATGTCAAATTGGAGATAGAAAAAAATACAAAGAAAAAATAAAATTGCATATAAATAAAACTTACCCTATAATAGTAATAGAGGATTTTATGTTAAATGATTGGACATATGTTCAAAAAGCAAAGAAAAATAAAATGAACAAAACTTATCAAGAGGTGTCTATACATTTAGATGAGAGCAAGAAAGAGTGAACTAATATCATGAAAATAAACCTACTAAAAAGGTTACTAAAAAACACAGCCGCAATGTTAATTGCGGTTTTTTTATGCTCTAATCAAGCTAATTCTGCTGTTACTTTTTTAGGCACAGAAACAGGAAGCGCAAGCAATGGCTACTCAGTTCAAAATTGGTCTAACGCTAATGTATCTAAAGCTTATGATGTAGGAGGCGATGTATATGGTTCTTCTGGTTACATTCAAATACGTCCTATGCCTTGGGATCCAGGTTCAGCAAACATTGGTGAAGCTACAGGTTCTGGAAACCTTCTTGGCACAGATGCAAGTTCCAATCCTTCATTGAGTTTAACTCCATCTTTTGTTAGTTCATTTTCTGGAGGAGCAGGTACATTTGTTAACTATGGAGGCTATCCTATTTTTAGAGGACCTGATGGTTCTCTGCTTTATAGACAAGGTGCATTATCTGTACCAGTAAATAATGGCCCTTACAATACTCCATCTAGTAATGGATATTTTGGAGTTGCATTTAGTTTTACTGTAAATGCTCCTACTTCTTTTAGATTTGGTTTAGCGGTTGATACTGCCGCTAATGGTTTATATGCACCAGATTATGTTGGAATATATAGTGCTAATACAGGAACAGTTTTTTCTGATCTATTAACTAGAGATGGTAACCCTGATATGGCTGTGTTTGAAATTGATGCGCTAGCGAATGAAACATTTACAGTTTCAGTATGGCAGTTAGATGGAACGCAAAGTATAGCTCCATTTAGTCTTGCTACATTTGATGCTATTACAATTCCAGAACCTCTTACGATTAGCCTAATTCCAATTACATTATTTCTTGCATGGAGAAAAAGAAAAATATGAAAAAAATAATACTAACAATACTAACAGCAATAACACTAACTGCTAATTCACAAGCGGTTGTTTTCTTGTGGAATAATACTGGCACAAATTGGACATCTCCAACAAGTTGGACAAATGGAGTTCAACCAGCATCTACTAGCTCAAGTACAACAACAGATGAAATTCAGTTTGGTAATTTTGGAGCAAGTAATAATACTGTTATTTTAACTTCTACTAGAGCAGCGCAGAACATAACATTCTTAACAAATGCTAATGCATATGCTCTTAATAGTTTTAATGGTACTCAAATATTATCAACTAGCAGAGGCATAACCAACAACTCTACAGCGACCCAAACATTTAACATATTACTAGAAAATGCTAACAATAGCAACACATGGTTTCAAACTGCAGGAGGAGCATTAGTGTTCAATAATGTAGCTTCACTCACTACTGCTTCTTCTAGCACATCCAGAACTCTGACTCTAGCAGGAGATGGCTCATTCACATTCAATAAAGAATTAAGACAAGGAGGCTTATCAACTGCTGGTAAAGTTATATATACAGGTAATGGTAGCGTTACATTTAATGGAACGAACACTCTTGGTGGTGGTTTTGATATAGCAGGAGGCGGTACAGTTAATGTAAATGGTGGAACTGGCGTGGGTCAAGCATTGATAACATTAGGTGGAGCAAGTGGAACAACTAATATGCCAATACTAAGAATTAACACTACCAACGGATTATCTAATCTCAATAGTTTAAGAGGTTCAACTAGCATATCAACCATGGGCACATTAGATCTTATTGGAAATGATACAAACGCTGTTACAACTTTTGTTATGAATCAATACCAAGGTAATAACATAAATTTTACAAATCGTGGTGAAGGTAAGACGTTACTACAATTTACCAATGCTGCTAATACATTAACTTCATCTACAGCTTCAGGAGGAGGTAGAAGATTGTTTAATAATAGTACTAATTTGCTAGTACAGTTTGATGGAACTATGGATGTTGGTGGTACTGTTTCAGACGTTAGCGTAATTGGTGGTCAAGGCGAATTCATATTCAATGGATCATTATTCAATACTGGCGTTGGTGTACGAGGATTAAGAAAAGATGGTACAGGCAAAGTAACCATGCAAGCAGTTAACACATACAATGGAGAAACTATTGTTCAAGATGGCACATTAATAGTGAATGGTTCTTTGCAGAGCCCTCTGACTACAGTAAATAATGGAGCTTTATTGGGTGGATCTGGTTCACTACAAGGAGTACTTTTAAATCGCGGCACGATATCAGCAGGAAATAGCGCTGGCTTATTAAGCATGAGTAGTTTAAATGCAAGTAATGGTAATTTTATTTTTGAATTAGGCGCGCCAAGTTCTAGAGGTATTACTTACGATGCAATAGATGTAAATAGTTTATTAACTCTTGGAACAGACACAGACTTTACATTTGAAACATTAAATAATTATGTATTTGCAGATGGAGATACTTACGACTTATTCAATTGGGGTTCAGCTGATATGACTAACTTTAATGTGGCAGTATTAGAAGCTGCATTACCTTCTTTGGCAAGCACACCAGATTTGTCTTGGAATGTGTCACAGTTTACATTAGATGGTTCAGTTTCTGTTAGTATTATACCTGAGCCAACAGTATTGGAATTAATAACCATGCCATGGCAAGGTTTAAAAGCTTTATGTAGAATGCAAGCAGAATTTGCAGAACAAAACCCAGTTATTGCTACCATACAAACAGGAATATAATTTATGAAAAAACTAATAACAACACTACTAACAATAATAGCTATTAATATTAATCTACAGGCTCAGTCTTCTTGGGATGGTGGATCCACCACATCAAGTTCGTGGGGCGCTGCGACTAACTGGGTTGGAAACGTCGTCCCTACTTTTAATACTTCAGCCAATCTTGTTTTTAATAATTTGACTCGTTCTACAAATGATCTCGGCGGTTCGCGAATAGTCAGTTCTATAACCTATGGGGCAAACATGGACGGTGATTTCGTGAGCAACTTTAGAAACTTCGATGGCGGAACCGCTGCTACTCTAACATTTCAAGCGGCCAGTGGAAATTCCAGCATCATGGTGGATGCCGATGCCACTGGTAATCTTAGTCTTGGTTATAGTGGAATCGGTACAGCTGGTGGAAGTCTTATCCTAGGAAGTAATCTTGACGTTATTCATAATGGATCAGGAAATCTAATTTTTAGTCGCCAGATCACTGGCGCCAACGGTTTCATCAAGACTGGCACTGGCACAATGATCGTGACAAACTTCAATACAAACTCTTTTACAGGATCAGCTAATTTCAACGGAGGTCGCGCCACTTTTGGTAACACAAGTAGCAGTAGCGGCGACCTTAACACTGCTTCTGCAGTTAATCTTGGAGGGGGAACTCTTGAAATTCGAACAACCTCAGCACTCAACAAAACACTAACTCCAAATATGACAGTTTCAGGAGCGAGTACTTTGATTTACAACAACACTGCCGCTACTGATCAGAGTTTCACTGTCTCAACTGGATCGATGGTTCTTAATGCCAACTTGAGATTGCAAAATATTTCTTCTTCCACGAATGGCAACAATATCTTCAACATTACTCGCAATTTAACAGGAAATGGATCTATTGTAGCGGATACTTACAACAATGTCTCTTCTGGTGCAGTCGCTTTTTCTAGTGGTCGTATTCAACTTAGCGGTGACAACTCCCAGTGGAATGGCGATTTGATAGTGTCAAAAGGAACTGCGCAATACTCTGGCGCTTTGTCTTACGCAGGTAACGGAGGAATTACAATTGGAGCGATGGGAGATGTCTTTGGCGCTGGCCTCGGCTTTAATTCCGCATCTAGTGATATTAATTTGACAAAAGCTATCACTGTCAGCGCAGGTGGAACGCGCCTCATCAGAAATAATTCTGGACCAGGTTCTTTAAACAATATTACTTTAGGCGGACCCATTACTCTCAATGGAAATCTTACCCTCGATCATGCTGGTCTTGGCGCGGATAAAGTAATAACAGTATCAGGAGAGGTCAGCGGTGATGGAGGTCTAAATGTAACTTTTGATGGCCCGCACCCCATTGTTAATTCAAGTGTACGATTGTCTGGTAACAACTCCTACACAGGTGCTACAATGATTGGCACTGATGCAGTTCTCGTTGTTGATACTACTGCCTCTATTGCTTCTAGTGCTACCACAATAACAGGAGGCACCTTGAGAGTTAAAGGTACTGCAGGAGATGTGTTAGTTAATACTGGTGGTACTTTAGGTGGTTCTGGCAGTGTGCAAGGTCTAACTTTAAATGGCGGTATTGTGGCTCCTGGCAATAGCCCTGGTCTGCTAACTGCCAACGCATTGAATGGAAGCAATGGAACATTTCAATTCCAATTAGGCGCACCAACTACCAGAGGCATCACCTATGACGCAATAAACGTAACAAGCTTATTAACTCTTGGAGCAAGTACAAACTTTACATTTGAAACATTAGATAATTATAATTTCTCTAATGGAGATTCATATGATCTATTTGATTTTGGAAGTATTGATGCAACTAATTTTGACGTATCAGTAATTCAAAATGCATTACCATCTTTAGCAAATGCACCAGATTTATCATGGGATGTATCTCAGTTTACTTTGGACGGAAGCGTATCAGTAAGTATTATTCCAGAACCTACAACATTAGATCTTTTAACATTACCAATTAAAGCATATAAATCTTTATATAAAATGCAATTACAATTTAGCATAATAAATCCAGAAGCATCAGCATCATTAATTGGAGTAGTATATTAATTTATGAAAAAACTAACAACATTAATTGGGGAGATAACTTCTTTTGCAACAGATGGAATGGTTAGTGTTATCTCTGTTCCAGAACCATCAGCTCTTCAATTATTTGGAATAGGTTTGATTTCTTTGATTGCTTGTCATAGAATAAATAAAAGAAATGGATAATCAATTGAGAAATATATTATTGAATAATTATGAAAAGAGCCTTCCATCCAAAAGGGATACAGAAGACTTTATAAGTAATTTTCACCAATATAGGGCCAAAAAGAAAGCTCAAGAAAAAACACATTATGGATTAGTTTTTGCTTGTATTTTAGTATTAACTATGATAGGATCAATAGTAATGAAGCAAAATAAAAATAATTTAGATATTCAAACTGCAGCTGGAGTTGAAAAATGCAATACGCAACTCATGGAAAAAAAGTAATTTTTGAAGGAGATGTAAAAGAGGTCTCTAATTGGATAAATAAAAATGTTGGAGATCATCAAACAGTATCCCTAAAAGAATATTTTCAAGATGATATTTTTGGGGTATATAAAAATGGCGAAGAAAATTATAGATACTATTATCAATGCTTGGGACATGGAAGATATTCTATTTTTATAATACAATGAATAAAATTTATTATACATTTAGCATTTTTATAACAGGTCTTCTTTTTTGTTTAGCTTATATGCCTCAATCTACATTACAAGAAGATATAGAAAAATCTGGATTAGAATTCGTATATGTTACAAAAGAAGCTTCATGCTTTACTAAGGGTATTGAACCTATAGGATCAGATTCTTATAAATGGATATTAAATTTAAATAGCCACAAACCATCTAATCCAATTTACAATGAAGCAATCTATGTATCAGTAGGATACATGATAAAAGAAGTAAAATTAAAAACAAATTTATGCAAAAATTAATATATATACTATTAGCCGCAATTTTAATTCAATCTTCTTATGCTGAAGATAAAATCAAAATATCAATCAACAAAGATAAAAATGGCAAGATAACTTTAGTTAGCTCTGGACATTCAGTTCCAATATCTTTTGATATTATGGGCAAAAGCTATGATGTTCCATCTGGTGGTGGATCAGTAGAAGTTGAATCAAAAGGATTTGAATCTAAAACAGAGGTTGATCCTGCTTTAGATGTTAATGCTGAGAGCGGATCTGAAAATCGTAGTAGCAATATCTCGCAGCCATTTGGATCTCAACAATTTAACTCTCTACTTATACCTCCAGTAAATTCTAATCCAAACCCTAAAGAAGCAACTCCAATTTAATCTTGTGTAAGCCTATGTATGGCGAGCAAAATAAAAAATTGGTGGGGTAATTTAAAAACTTATGATAAGTTCTTTTTTATCTCATTTACTTCGGGCATGCTTTTAACGCTTTGGGGGCTAAGTGACCTTTATATTAATTATTTTGATTTATTAAGTAGAGAAGATCACCTTCAATTCTTTCTTAGGGTATTCTTTCCAGTATCAATAGCTACTTTAGTAACAGTTTTAGAAAGAAATAATAGAAAAAAGCTAATTAAAGATATAAAAAACTATTTAAAAGAGTAGTGTAATATAGTTTATGGCTTTTATAGTTAAAAGAGATGTGCCTGTAATTCCAGCTGGTATTCCTGTGGCGAGTACGAATACGATCAATGTTGTTGATGAGGAAGGCGTAGGACAGACAATATCTCTAACTAAATTTAGTAGCACAGAATACAGAACATCATCTTATTCATTCAATTATGGAACCGTTTATTGTCCATCTAGTGACACAGACGAAATTGCTGCCGTGTATCGAATAGTAGTTATAAAAGAAAACGGCTACTGGATTTATAGATATATGAGTTTATATTATTGTTATGAAACAAATCAAGACTATAACTTTGATATAGCATCAGTACAAGAAGTAACCAGCGGAATAATCCCCACAACTGGCTGGATCACGATAACCGCTGCTTAAAAATATGAGCTTAATAATTAAAAAAAATACAACCTTCAAAATTCCAAGAACAGGATCTGTAGGAATTGGATTTCCACTAACAGTAACGTCATCGTATTACGGACAATTAGGATTAAGGTCTAGCACAACAGGCGAACGAACTGGTACGCCTGGGTTTATAGCAAGCAAGTGGTATTATTACGACAATACTCAAATCAATGAAGATACAGGACAACCATACGGATTCGGAATAAACATAGGACTAACAACTGGTAATGTTTGGTATTATGAAATGTGGTATTGGGATGATGGCAATATCATCATTGAAACAACTCAATCAAACGCAAATCCAAGCACAATTTACACATCAGTCCCAACAACAAACTGGATTCAGTACAATGGAGTTGTGCCAGGAACATTCACAACTCCGTAATGAATTCCATCACCGCTGCTTAATTAATATTACTTAACTCTCTCTACTAAATACAAAATATAAACTAACACAGCAAAACAAATTAAAGTAGTGGAAATGGTCATATCTCTTCTTACACTAGTATTAAAACATGTGTAATAGTATATATGCCAATACCTCAAAGAAAAGATAAAGAAAAACAAAATGACTATATGGGTCGTTGCATGGAATTCATGAAAGATGAAAAATATCCTCAAAAACAAAAAGTGGCAATTTGTCTAAATACCTTTAGTCAACCAAAAAAGAAAGCTAAAGCAAACGAAATCGAAATAGATTTTTCAGAAGATATTAAAAAGATGAACAAGGAAAAAGAAATTAAGATTGAAGAGGCCTTAAAAACTGAAATTAAAGTAGAGAAAGCGGATAACACAGAAGCAACTACCCCTTCACCAGAAGTTAAATTATCCTAAAGTATTAGGATGCACGAAGTACTAGCAATTTCAGATATTCACCTTGGCGATAAAGATTGTCAAGCTAATAAATTACTTAAAGTTTTAAAAAAAGAAAAAGCAAAAACAATATTAATTGTTGGCGACTTATTTGATCATCATAATTTAAATAGACTCAATAAAACTCATTGGAAAGTATTATCCAAATTAAGAAAATTAAGCAAAAAAAGCAAAATTATATATTTAATTGGTAATCACTGTTTCCTTAAAGCAGAATTTATGAGTATTCTTCTTGGTTTTGATTGTAGAGATGAGTATGAGTTTGATATAAAAGATAAGAAATTTATAGCAGTTCATGGTGATATATTTGATATATATTTTAGTAAATACAAAAGTATCACAGAATTTATAATTAAATTATATTATATTATTAGGCACTATACGCCATTTGCGGATAATTTCTTTAAATTATTAAGAAAGAAAACAGAATCATTAGGCGAAAAAACATCTAATATAAAAGAAAATGCTATTAAATACTGCGAATTTAATAACAAGGATTCAATTATTTGTGGCCATAGCCACAAGCCTGAGCATGAACATGATAAATTTGAATATATTAATACTGGAAGTTTTTGTGAAGAAAAATCTAGTTATGTTACGATAGATAAGAAAGGCAAGGTCAATTTAATTTATTTAGATTAAATTCAAAAATAGCGGTATAATATTGTTAATGAAAAGATATTGTGCTTCATGCGGATCGCCCACAGAATATACGATTAAAAAACCATTATTTTGTTCAAGTTGCGCTAAACCATTTGATAAAATTGAGGAAAAAGATGCAAAACCAGTAGTACAAAAGGTCTTAATGCAAAAAAAGACTATATCAAATAAAAAATATGTTGAAGAACCAGAATTAGATTACGACATTGATTATAACGACGATGACAAAGACGTTAAAGAAGTACCAAATATATCTAAATTACAAATAGAAGCTCCGCTAGACAAACCAGTTAGAGGAGTAAAACTCAAAGATTTAATGGGAACATCTACGGATCAAAATTCAAAAAGAGAAAGAAGAAAAGAGAAAGCCAAAAAAGTCTCCTCAAAACAAACATTAGAAGACTTTGCAAAAGAAGCTGGCTCTTTAAGAAAAAATAAGAGATAATTAATGAGCGATCCGAAATCTAGTTTCGAAAGCAGAATTTCGGAGATTGACCAAGAAATTAGCAAAAGAAGGCATAAGTGGAATCTCACAACACTTGCATGGATGGACTTTAGTGATGTTTCTCAAATATTAAGAATACATATTTTTAAAAAATGGAAAATGTATGATCAAAAACAACCCCTTGCGCCGTGGATAAATAGGATCGTTAGCAATCAAATAAAAAATTTAATAAGAAATAATTATGGCAATTATTCCAGACCATGTTTAAAATGCGCTGCAGCAGAAAATGAAGATGGATGTAATATATATGGCAATCAGTGCAGCAACTGTCCACTATATGCAAAATGGGAAAAGAGTAAAAAGTCTGCACATGATATTAAATTAGCAGTCACTCTAGAGAATCACTCTCAAGAAGTTCATAATATTATTGAGGACGATATTAATATAGATAAAGCCGCAAAAAATATTCATGCAAAAATGCAAAAAATACTTAAGCCCATAGAATGGAGATTTTATAACTTACATTATATTCAACATAAATCAGAAGAAGAATCAGCCTCTTTAATGGGATATAAAACAACTGAAAAAAATCGAAAAATAGGATATAAGCAAGTTAAAAATTTAAAAAAAGCTATTATAACCAAAGTAAAAAAGCATTTATATAATGGAGATATTGATTTGAATTAATATGAGTGACGATTTACCACAACTAACAGAAGAACAGCAATTAAGCTTATTAAACGAATGGAATAATCGTTCAGATAATCCTCCATCTTTAACTGAATTAGTTAAACTAGCTTTTAATAGAGATGATCTCGATGGAAGAAGTAAAGAAGGTAAAGCTGTAAAACAATTTCTTGCAGCAAGACAAATTAAACCACGAAAAAGTCATGAATATCAAGCGAAAGGTCTTATAGAATTAACAGAAGATCAAAAAGAATATATTAGTAATAATTGCGCAATGATGACAGGACTTGAAATAGCTAAAATTTTATTTAAAAATGAATCATTAACAAATCTTTGTCAAGAAACTAGAAGCATTCTTGATTACATGAAAACTATACCTAGTAACATTAAATATCTTAATGATACAAATGAAAATATTGCTACAGAGAATTATAAAGCTCCACGAAGTGAAGAAAGAATGATTGTAAAAATTAATAAATATATATTAGATGGAATTGATAAAGAAAAAATTACTCCAAGACAAAAGAAAGAAGTAAATTCTTTGATTGGTTATATGAATACCTATAGATTTACTCATCAAATTAATCTTTATAGCGATGAAAATGATAGAGATCTTTTTGAAAGCAGTTTTGTAAGATATACTTATGATAAAAGCGATTTAACTCAAGAAGAAGTAGACCAATATATCGTATTAGCTACAGAAGTAGTAATATCGTCTAGTATTCAACAAACAATTACTGCATTACAAGATCAAATAGATATAGCAACTCAAGAAGACGGTAAAATTCCAATGGCCGTAGTAGAAGCTAGTAGCACAGCGAGAAAAGAATACAATGATTGCGTTAATCGTCAACAAAAACTACTACAAGATCTCAAAGTCAAAAGAAGCGAAAGACTTAGCAAACAAGTTAAAGAAAATGCTAGTATTTTGAATCTTGTTGAAATGTGGAAACAAGAAGAGTCAAGGCAAAAATTGTTAAAAATCGCAGAACTTAGAAAGAATAGCATTAAGAAAGAAATAGAGAGGCTTGGCACAATGGACGAATTAAAAGCTAAAATACTTGGAATATCAGAAGACGATATTTTAAACGGATAATTTTATGTCAGTTATATGTAAAATAGATGGAAAAGAGTTTCCAAGTGATAAGGCATTACATATGTCGCTCAAGGGCTATGGTTTAAATAAAGTTAAATATTACCAAACATACTTTGAAAGACGAGATCTTTTAACAAATGAACTTATTAATTTTAAAACCAAAGACCAGTATTTAAATAGTGATTTTAATGATAAGAATAATATGAAAAAATGGCTAAAACAACAGCCAATTGAAAAAGCCCAAGAATATTGCAAGCAATTATTATCCAAAAGAAAAAATGAAAAAAATTTAACCTACAGTCCTTCTCAAGTAGAGTTAAGAACAATTATGGCGCCATCTATACTTTTTTACAATAAAATATTTGATGATTATTATGATGTTTGCTCAACTTTAGGACTAGAAAATAGATTTATTCACCCAAATAATATAACAGATCAATTTAAAAACAAATTAAATAAGAAATCGATAATATATGTTGATACAAGAGAACAAAATTGGTTGAAATTTGACACAAAGTTTGAGATCAAGACTTTACCATTTGGAGACTACTCTTGCAGTAATGATAATTGTAAATGCTTTATAGAAAGAAAAAGTTTGAGCGATTTCATTAGCACATTGAGTATTAAAAACTTTGATAGATTTAAAAATGAAATAGATCGAGCGAAGAAAAGTGGAGCATATTTGATTGTTGTAGTTGAAGAAAAACTATCTAACGCACTTAGCTTTCAATATCTTCCGCATATCAGTAAAAAAATTAAAGCAACTCCAGAATATATATTTCATAATGTTAGAGAGCTATTACAAAATTATGATAATCTACAATTTCTTTTTGTAGATGGAAGAGGAGAGATGACTAGAGTAATTGAATCTATTTTTACATCAAACTGCTTTTATAAGCAGATAGATCTTCAATTAGCTTATGATCTAAAACTATTATGATATACTCTCCAGATAAATATAAAAAAGATTATCCAGACATTAATACAGAATTAATGAATCTTAAAGGCATTCTTAACGATAAAGATGCAAAAATATCTCTTGCTAAATTTTTAAGAGCCAACTTGGGATTTACTACCGAACTTATAAGTGGCATCAAATTAGCTCCGTATCAAGAAATTCATCTTAAAGGTTTATTAAATAGAAACTTTAGTATGTGCGTATTTGGTCGAGGTTGTGGCAAGAGTTTTATCGCAAGCGTATTTTGTTTTCTTCAATGCGTTTTTGAGCCTAACACTAAAATTCTAATTGCAGGACCAACTTTCCGAACAGCTAGATTCATATTTAATAATCTAGAAAAAATTGTAAATAGTAAAGGCGCAGAACTTCTTCAACAAGCTTTTGGTTCAAAAAGTAAAAGAAATGATCAATATGAATGGTCGATTAATGGTGGAAGCATTGTAGCTATTCCTCTAAGTGGAGAAAAGATTCGAGGATTTCGTGCTAACGTATTAGTACTTGACGAGTTTCTTTTGTTGTCAGAGGATATTGTTAAAACCGTATTGATGCCATTCTTGGTTGCCCCACAAAATATGAAAGAAAGAATGGAGATTAGAGAAATGGAAGATACTTTAATACGAGAGGGAGCAATGAAAGAAGAAGATCGAATGGTTTTTGAAAACAACAGTAAAATGATAGCTCTTTCTTCTGCAAGTTATACATTTGAGAATCTTTATAAAACGTATAATGAATGGATAGAAAAAATTTATTCAAAAGAAGCCACAGAAGCATCTTATTTTGTATCTCAATTAAGTTATGAAGCTTTACCACTAGAGATGATAGATAAAACAATTATTGAAGAAGCTCAAAACGGTGGATCAAGTCATAGTAGTTTTTTAAGAGAGTATTGCGCAAGATTTATTGATGGTAGTGATAGCTACTTTAGCGCAAAAAAGATGGAAGATTGCACTATTCCAAATGGCCAGGCTCCTCATACTCTAATGAAAGGAACTCCTGGAAAAAAATATATTCTTGGCATTGATCCTAATATGAGTGATAGTCCTAATGCAGATTATTTTGCTATGGCAGTAATGGAGATTGATGAAGAAAGTAAAACTGGCACATTAGTTCATACTTATGCTGGATTAGGAAATTTAAAAAATCACGTTAATTATTTTTATTATCTTATGACTAACTTTAATATTGTATTTATGATTTTGGATAACGCTGGAGCAGACGTATTTCTTGCTGCATGTAATCAATCCGAGCTATTTAAAAGTAATAATTTAGTAATCAATACTTTTGAATTTAATTCTGATTTAGAAGGACCAGAGTATGATCAAGAAGTTCGAAAAACAAGAAACTCCTATAATCTAGAAAATAAAAAAATAGCTTTTAATCAAGTCTTCACTAGTAATTTTATTAGAAAAGCTAATGAACACTTACAAGCATCAATTGATTATAAAAAAATATGGTTTGCTAGTAAAACATGTGCTAATGATAATTTTTTTGAATCTCAATTTAATCAGAGTATTCCGATTGAATTGATGAAAACAGAAGACAAGAAAGACTGGTCAACTCTTGATTTTATTGAGAACCAAGATGATTTTATATATCAGACAAAAAAACAATGCACTCTAGTAGAGCACTCGTCAACTGCGAGAGGTACTCAGTCATTTGACTTGCCTCAACATTTAAAAAGAAGCTCCTCTTCAAATAAAGCAAGAAAAGATAATTATTCTGCACTTTTATTAGTAAATTGGGGTTTAAAGTGCTATAATGATATAATAAACGCACCAAAAGAAGAAATATCCCAGACTTTCACCCCAATAATGATAAAATAAGTGTAATATCATCAAATAAATGAGCAAAAAAAACAAAATTCAAGAAATAAAAGCATCTATAGCTATTCCAAAAGAAGATACTACTCCATTAATGGTTTATGGATCTGATAACTCAAGTGATAAAAGAGCCAAGATTTCAGAAATAAGAGCAAGCACAACATCCACCAGAAGAAATTCGGCTTCATCAATAGAAAAAACAAATAGATTTAGTAACATTGATACTGGATTAATTCCTTTTAGATATTCTAATTATATAAAAAATCTTTCTACTTTAGACGTAAGAGATGCTATTATTTTATGTCAAAAGGCTTATTATAATGTAGCTATTTTTAGAAATACCATAGATTTAATGAGTGAATTTTCTAGTAGTTCAATTTATCTAACTGGTGGAAGTCAAAAATCAAGAGAATTTTTTGAAGCATATTTCAAGAAAATAAATCTAGCAAGCTTCCAAGATCAATTTTTTAGAGAGTATTATAGAAGTGGAAACGTATTCACTTATAGATTTGATACCTCTTTAAGTAATGAGCAACTTTTAAAAATAACACAAACTTTTGGTTCAAAATTAAAATCTATAGCTCAGGATGGAGAAATCAAACTTCCAGCGAGATATACAATAGTTAATCCAGCAGATGTTTATGTTGGTGGTACAGTTAATTATTCTTTTAATACATATTATAAATTATTAAGTGATTACGAATTAGAAAGATTAAGAGATCCAAAAACAGATGAAGATATTGAAGTTTACGATAATCTTCCTCCAGAAACTAAAGATAAAATAAAAAATAAAAATAATTCTTATATTCTTGTGCCACTAGATAAAACTAAATTAGCAGCAGTATTTTATAAGAAGCAAGATTACGAGCCTCTTTCTATTCCAATGGGATTTCCAGTTCTTGATGATATCAATTGGAAACTTGAAATGAAAAAGATGGATATGGCAGTAACAAGAACCATGCAACAAGCTGTTCTTCTGGTTACAATGGGAACTGATCCAGAAAAAGGTGGCGTGAATCAAAAGAATTTGCAAGCAATGCAATCCCTATTTGAAAATCAAAGCGTTGGAAGAGTTCTTATTGCGGATTATACAACTAAAGCTGAATTTGTAATTCCAGATATTGGCAACCTTATTGGACCACAAAAATACGAAGTTGTTGATAGAGATATTCAAATTGGTTTAAATAATATTCTTATAGGAAGTGAAAAATTTGCAAATACAAGTATTAAAGTTCAAGTGTTTGTTCAAAGATTAAAGCAAGCAAGAGAAGTCTTTATTAATGAATTTTTGATTCCAGAAATCAGAAGAATGAGCAAAGATATTGGTTTTAAAAATTTTCCAACACCAGTTTTTCAAGATATTGATATTAAAGATGATGTTCAATATTCTAGAATCTACAATAGACTAGTTGAATTAGGAGTATTAACCGCAGAAGAAGGAATTACTGCAATTGAAACTGGAAGATTACCAACTCAAGAAGAATCTATAGAATCTCAAAACAAATTCAAAGCACTAAGAGATCAAGGTCTTTACCAACCAATTATTGGAGGAAGTGCATCTGGTCAAGCTGGAAGACCATCAGGTTCTACTGGTATACCTCAATCTACAAAAAATGTAAAACCAATTGGTTCTAAAGCTAATTTCTCTGTAACCAAAATAAAAGAAAATATATTAGCAGCTCAAAATCTTGAAGAAGAAGTAAAGTCTTCTATTAGAAAGAAGTTTAGTGTTAAAAAATTAAGCAATCAACAAAAAGAAGACGCAGAAAAGATATCAGAAATTATCATGGCTAATGAGAATCCACAAGATTGGAATTCTAAAATTGAAGAATACTTAGAAAAACCTTTTGATAAAAATCAAGAAAGTATTGATCAAATACAAGAAATAGCCGCAGAACATCAAGTAACAAACTATTTAGCAAGCCTATTGTATCACAGCAAAAATTAATATATAAAGTGTAAATCATTACATGCGCACATTTAATGGTTTACAAATATTTACGACACAGCTAACGAATAGCGGTCAATTAGACTTAAGGTATGTTCGAATAAATGAAGACCAAGAGGTAATTGGAGAAAAATATTTTTCTTCTGGAATTAGAACGCAGAGCAACTATTCACCTGGTGGAGAATATAGCCCAGGAATTAGTGGACAGATAAAATGGGATAACAGATATATTTATATTTGCGTTAGTGGAGATGGAAATAATGGAAGATGGCTAGTTTCTCCATTAGTAAGCAATTGGAGCTGATTTATGGCAAATGGATATAGAGATTTATATTTAATAGAACAACAACAAAACAAAAGCTTTATTAATATTAAAGCTGAAGACTTTGGATTACAAGTTTCAACAGGAAATTTGAATTCTT